CGGCGCAGATGGATTTAAACTTGATACTCCTTCAACAATTCTTACTTTACCATCCTGCCCCAGCACTACTCTATCTACTCTCGGTAAAAATGATTGAATATCACATTCGAATTCTTCTGATGGAGAAGGAAAGAATTTTTCTCCAGCAACTAAAGTTTCAGTAGTTGAAGGGTCAATAGTTGCTCCTGCAGCAGTGGTAGAGCGTGCAGCAGTATTAGCAACAATAGGTCTAAAATCAATACTGTCTCTAAGTGAGTATGCTTGACCTGAAGAAAAAGAAACATAGATTGGTATATCTTGCGTTCTTATTTTATTAGAGGGTAACGGGTTAGTAGTATCGTCAATTATAGAAGTGTATGAATCAATAGAGATATATTGACCGGTGCTGTGCTCAAAACATTTAAATTTAACTAACAAGCTATTTGAAGATGTTAACGATAACGTAGACCCGGGAGCCTTTTTAATGTATGCAAGCCCATAAAAATTATCTTTGTGGCCGTTGTTTAATTCAAACTCGTTAGCGTAGTTAGTTGTTGCCTCTGAATAAGTGTTACCGGTTCCAACATATACTGCCTCAATACTTAATACATCTGGTACACCAAGACACCATGGACCTGTAGTAGTGTTGGCGAGACGGTCTGTTGATAGCTTAACATATGTTGGATTAACAATAGTTTTAGCTTTATTATTTGATCCAATTTTTTCCATGTTGTGAAACATGGTAAATGTAGCAGTAGAGTTAATTGAATGTCCTAAGTTAACTGTAAGGCTAGTTGTAGAATTTACAACAACATTTTTTGACGGTTTAGTAAAGTCTACAGGAATGTTAGCAGGATAAACTTTAAAAATTCCATTTGATACGGCATTAGCTGCACCGTTAAAATTGCCGCTAAGCTGCATTAAATTGTTATTAAAAATAGCGGTAATTCTCTGGGAAGTTGAATTAACAGTAGTATTGCCAATAACAATATAATCGCCAACCTCGTATTCGGTTGTAAATGAAGTGGATGTTCCTGTTACATTAGTTAAATTAGTATTTGCCGCAACTGTGCCGGTTGTGTTAGAGGCTGATTTTATGGCCTGGGTAGGAATAATAATAAATTCTCTAATAAGAGAGTCTGAAAGGGCACCTACACCGTAAGGAATTGTATTGCCGGCGCCACCGACAGGAGATATTGTTACGTTTCCATTTAATGAGAATGTAGAGTCTGTAGATGTTCTGAAAACGAACTGTTCGTTAGACAGTTGATTGGCAGATACAGACCCAGTATTAAATATTAAAATATCGTTTTCAATATCTTTTAATTCAGCATTATTAGAAGTATTAAGAACGATATCTGCAACAGCCGTGCTAGCTATAGAAATACTTCTAATATCTTTAAAAGAAAATCCGGAAGCCATTCTAATATCAAATAGATAAAGTCTATATCTGCAAGAAGGGGTTCCAGGTATACCTGAGTCGTACTCTAATGAACGAACTAGTGCTGTGCCGATTTGTCCGCCAGGTGATGTAGGTGTTCCACCAAGATTATCTGTTACATCATCAGCAGCTGTGTTTCTTAAGCTTACCGTAGCTCCAGTCTTAATATCAAACACACCTAACATTTCTTCAATAACAACGTAACTGCCGTACTGTGTGTTAATAGTTTGATTAGTAACGTTAGCTGTATCCGTACCTTTTCTGACCGGCACTCTAATATTATTAAGTATTTCTATTCTTTCACCATTAACATATGCAGTACCTGATCCAACTGTTAAATCAAAATAAGTGGAGTTAGATGGTCTATCGGCGGTGTTAAGTTGAATAGTATTAAGAACATAGTTACCACTTTCTTCAAATGTTCTTTTGGAGAGCTCTTTTCCAATGTAATTGTATTGCGTGCGAGTTCTATCTTTTACTACATTGCCGTCCTGGTATTCTAATAGCGCAAGAAAATCACCATTTGCATCGGCGTCCGAAACCGAAAGACCTGTAAGTACTGGGGTTAATTTTATTCTATCGGCACCCGGTGCGATGTAGTTAGGGGAGCCAGTTGCAAGATCAAGCAGTGAGCTATCAACATTGCTATTAACTATTGCTTCTGTAGTAGCAAATCCTACCACTACATTATTAGGGGTTGGTGAATATTTTTGAATAACTGATTCTTGAGCGTCAACCCTGATAAAATGACCTTTTTGGTAAATAACACCATCGGTGGTCTTTACTGCTGTTCCAACACCAACAGGGGCGGTAAAACTATTATTAGCTACAACAACTTCAGCGATATAATTTTTTGCTTCAACGTTTGCACTCGTGCCTGTAGAAGTGGTAATAGAAACGTTTGGTGTTGTTGTGTAGCCCGTACCTTTAGAGGTCATTGAAACATCGGTGATTTTTCCAGCTGAGTCTGTTGTAAGAATAGCTACTGCACCTGAGCCGCCCCCTCCGCTAAATGCTACGGAATCACTGTTTGAATAAAGTGTACCGCCATTAACAATTATTACATCTTCAATAGTTCTATTTTTATCAAACACCTTTATAGTTTGATTATTACTATAACTTTTTTCACCACTACTGCCAGTATTAATATATTTAATATAGAGAGTATTTAAGTCTGGGTTTTGAGATTGCAAACCGGTCTTAAAATTAACTACTATTGAATATAAATTGGATGCTTCTTGAATGAGTAAGGTGTTTGAATATGATGCCATGCTGACAGGTGCACCATCAGCCAACTGATCTTTTATTTTAATATAATAATAGCTATAATCAGTAGTTAAATTGCATCCTTTAATAATAGTACCGGTTTTAAAAATATTGTCGCCAAATCTTTCTACCTGGTTTTGTAAAATTGTTTGTAATTGAGTAAGCTCTCTAGCCTGTACCGCAAGCGACGGTCTAAAAAGAACGCGATGAAAATTTTTAGTTTCGTCAAAGTCGTCGTAGTAAGGAGTGACGTTCAAATTAGTATCTAAAGGCATGCTTACCTCTTAAAATTTTACTGTTAGTTTTATTGTTTCTGATTGTGAAACAGATCTAGAAATTGGAGACTTATTTTCTATGTATAATACTTCTCCAGAATTCTTAGAAAGGTCAGGGTTATATTTTACACTACCTAAAGTGAAAGAACCTGTATTATTATTTGAAGCGAGTATTTCAGCCGGGTCGGCGTTTATAGGACCGCGCTCAGAAGTTAAAAATACATAGGTGGCGTTAGCCGAGTGAAAAAATGCATTACTTAAACTTATATCTGTTTGATACATTTTTGTATCTTCAGCTACAGATCCCGAGGCTGCTGTATAAGCAATTCTTGTTCTATTATCAAAAGTATTCCAGTTGTTATAGCTTTTTTCACCCACTGTTAGTGCAGTAATATTATTAGCGTAGGCACCTGAAGATTGACCGATTATACCGTAGCCGGTAACAAATTTAGGTTCTGAGTTAGAGAGTGTTATATACGGTGTAGAATTTCCTGATTTTAATCCCTGGGCAATAACGTTTGCAACTGCAAGTGTTGCAAAACTAGTAACAAATGATAAATTAGCGCTAACAGAAATTTGAGTAGAATTAGTTATGGTACTAACTGTTCTAATATTTTTATTCCCTGTAGCATTATCTGTAATTATTACTTTATCCCCTTGTTTAAGTCCTGAGCTAAATTGAGTGCCTGAACCTGTAATTGTTGTTGTAGTTGTATTTCCAGCGCAGGTACCAACAAGTGTGTTATATGAGTACTGAAATACAGTTTCATCTGCAATAAAAGTTCCAACACTACCTGACATTGTTAGAGTTACATCATTAAAAAGAGGATCTTTAAGAATAATTAATTTTCTATAGTCGTTTTCTACTGTAACAAATCCGCTCTCATTTGTTGTAAAGCTTATAGAAATTAGAACAGAATCACTGCCTAGCTCAGCTGGTGCATTTTTTCCATGACCGCCAGGGGGAGGAATAATGGCCCGTAATGTAGCAGTATTGGATACACCTCCTGTATTACCTGCTATTGTTGCAGATGCGTAGGTAAAATCTGAGCCTCTAGAGACAATATTAATTTTACTGATAAAATTATTTACGGTAGCATTAGAGGAAACGGTAGCATATGCAGTAGCATTAGACCCATCCCCAGTTACGATAATGTTTGGGGCGATAGTATAGTTAGATGTAGAGTCTGGTGAAACTGTAAATGCAGTATTTACAACTGCTACTCTATTACTACCGTTATAGTCTACTATTCTTCTTATTTGTCCGGAGCCAGCACCAGAAGATATGTAAAGTGCACTCCCTACATAAAAATCATTATTAGATGAGGCTGAGGTATTTAATCTATAAGTGGTGGTATTACCAACCATAGTTGGAATAGTTTCTCTTACATCATCAGCCTGAAATTGACCTGTTAGAGTTGCTACGTAGTTTGAGCCAGTGTATTCTATTTTAATTACATCAATAGCACCTGAAACCGTGTTGCCAGCAACGTTAGCGCTAGTTGCTACTGGCATATAATCATCTGTAGCAAACTTTTCAAATGTTGCTTCTGGAACCTTGTACATTAATTTCCAAGTGTACCCGTCGGCAGTAGTAATAAAATTACATGCACTTTCAGAAGTGCTTCCTCCAATACCTGCTGGGTCAACTGTAGAATTGGCACCTCTATTATTATCTAAAACTTTATAAACATAGTAGGTAGCGCCACCATCAACGGCAACGTAAAAATCATTAGTAAAAATATCTACGTCTTGATCATCATATTGACTGTAGACTGTTCCTGACGCCCAGATCTTTTTTGGTACTCCCATTATTACATCAGAAGCATTAATTTTTTTACCAAAAATTCCTTCTTCATATACATTAGTAACCACTTCTATAATACTATCTCCGGGAGTAGGTACCGGAGTATCACTGTTGTTAGCATACTGTGTGTGCTTAGACGCAACAACATAGTAGACATTATTAGCCGGTTCAGTGAGGGATTCAATGAACTGATCAGCTAAGTGTTGCTTAAATTTCTTTGTAACTAGTGTAGTCATAATTATTATTTATTATGAAATTATTACTGTGGAATTAACTAATAGTTGTACATTTGCAACAGGTAGGGTGGTAAGTCTACCAAAGTATTTTTTACCGGCAATATGTAACAGCTCTTTTAAAAGTTCTGAATATGTTTCTAAGGGAATACTTGTTCTTACTTCATAGGAATAATTTTGGTAGTAGTCACCATCTTGTAAAAACATACTATCATTTAAAAACCCCCTCACCGAAGAATAATATCCTTCTCCTACTCCTTGTCTTAATACATTTCCTTGTCCTGTTGCCTGCCTTACACCATCAAACGAATTAATTGTAATTTCTAGATCATCTTCATAACCAAAACCTGAACTTACAATTTCCACAGACTGTATTGATCCGTTAGAAGCTACAACGTTAGCAGCAATATTAGCATTATCACCTACTGCTCTAGAAGACATATCTATTGCAGTACCAGTTACGTTTGCTTGAGTGCCGCTTGTCTTGCCAACCGCTATCTTATTTACCTCAAAATCAGTAAAAAGACTTGTTCTTTTTAGTCCGAGGGTTGTATTAGATACTAATTTTATAACCCCTCTTGCAAGAGCAGAGGCGGTATAGGCTGATGTAGATTGAATAGTCACTGAACTATTAGTGGTAGTTCCTGTAAGGGTATTTCCAACGCCAAAAGTTCCTGAGTTGCTTGAAACGACAATTGTCCAAGAATTGCTACTTAAATCGTATGTTGAAGAATAAACAATACCATTACCGGTATTAGAAACACCATCATTAACATAAACAAATTCGCTTACTTCAAAGTTATTTCCTGTATTACCGGAGTAGTTGTTGGCCACTATTGAAATGGCAGGTGTATTAATAGTTTGTTCAACTGCTTCACCTAAAACAAAACCCGGCCCGCTTTGAATGACGATATCTATTAGAATATCTTTCTTACCATAAGCAGCCACTTCTTTTTCGAGCGCTAATGCAAATGGGTTAGCATTATATTGTTCCCCGGGATTTAGCCCTGTTAGTGAAGAAATTGTTCCTATTGTTTTTGTGCTAAAAGTTAAAAGATCGATTAGCGGAAAAGTAATATCGCCTGACGGTAGTTTTGGAAACCCTAGAAAAGAAACAGGTACGAGACTAGCGCCTGTGCCGACCCCGGTTGCTCCTCCAGTTGAATTGACAATAGACACAGCAGGGGTAGAAACAATACCGTTACCTACGTTTGCTGAAAGAGTAACAGATAATATTACTCCAGATGCGTCTGTAGTAATAGACGCGTTTGCAGCCTCAAACGATCCTGCCCCTGTATTACCGCCACTAAATGTTACAATATTAGTATTATTATACCCGGTGCCTGCAAGTTCTATATAAACTGAACTTAAATTGCCGTAGGTTGAATTTGCTCCAGTAATAATCATTTCCATATACTTAACAGAGTTTGCTCCGGGTCCATCGTTGTTAGCATTTAATAAATCAGAACTAAGTCTTACATTTTCACTATTTTCAATAACACCAATGGAAAAGTCAGCGTTTTGACCCTGGTATATAACTATTGTATTAGCTGTGGTATTAGTAGTAATACCTTTTATTTGTGTAATTGAATTAGCATAGAAAGTACTATTAACATTTATTAAACCAATCGTTGAGGAATTAGAGCCGATTACATTACCGGTTGCAGATACGTCCGTGCATGAAACTGCAATTCCTCCTATATCTGACGCTACCAATATGGTTGTATTTTTGGAAGGTTCTCCTACCTTTATAACTGTATTTCCAAATGACCATCTGGTAGATGTAGTTAAATTAGTATCTACAAGTGTATAAGAAATTCCAGGAAACACACCATTACTAGAAGTTGTGATACTAAAAGTTCCTAGTTGTGTTGTGAGTGAAGAATTGCTGTAGACATTTACAACACTTGTGTTATTAAAAGAGCCGGAAATACTTCTTACAGAAATAAAATCTACATTTGAATATGTAAATAAATTTTCTCTAGGAATTGCACCAATAACTCCTTCGGCACCGGTTGATTGTTGTTTGAGGTAGGTACCTACATGAATGCCGTTAGCGCCAATTGTTGCAGTATTAATTTCTAAAATTACGGTGTTAGATTTTGATTTTATTGTTCCAAATACATTATTAGTTCCAGCGGTCTGCTGCACTACTTGATCACCAACCGAAAGTTCAGACCCTCCAAACGTTGCTACTAATGCTTTGTTTTTTTCGTAGAGAATTGTATTAGAAAAAACATTTCCTGATGATTGAGAAAGTATTAATGTCGCAGTGTTGGGGGTGGTGTTTAAGTTTTGAGTTACACCAACGCTAACAGAGATAGACGGTGTAGAAGTATTACCATTTAAAATTATAGTATTTTCTTCAAGCTCACCTGTTACATTGTTAAGTGAGAAAGAAAAGTTATTTTGAATTACTGTTTCAAATCTTTCAAAAGCTCCTACCGTATTACTAATTGCTATTGTTTTTTCACTTACAAATGTATTAGCATCAACCGAATACCCCCAGCCGCCGTCTATAATAGTAAATCTTACTAGACCGGTAACAGAGTCCAGACCAGTAACTCGAGCTAAGCCCTCCACCCCTTCTGGAGAGGTAAGTTTGACTATTTCACCAAGAGTGAATAATTCTCCACCTGTTGTAATATCTATGGAAGAAAGGGAGCCTACTATTTTTGGAGCATTTGCAATTAAGCCATCATCTAAAAGAGATTCACCTGTAAGAAAATTTCCTTTAACATTTGTAATATATGCAATATCAATTATCTTACCATTAATATTTCTAGTAATTACGTATTCGACAAATGCGGTTGCTTGAGAGATTGAGCCGGTAACCTGTTTACCTGGAAATATAATATTTTTAAAAGATTGAGTTAGTTCTAGATAAGCCGGTACTACCCATGTGCCATCGGATGCTTTAAGAATATTATCGCCAGGGGTGTAAATTTGTACGTTGGCGCCATATACAAGTTTAAAAAGAAGATCTATTGATCTCTCAGATCCTTTCGATGTGAAAATATCTTGAGCTGCTTTAATAAGAGATCTTTGAGAGATGTTGGTAGAGGTCTGCACCCCTTTAAGATATTTTTCTTTAAAGTAAACAAGAAACCCTTCAAGGGTTTTATCTATGTCCCTGTAATCAAAAAGGCGTCTTAAATGATAGTTAGGATTACCATCGGCTATAGTTTCCTCATCGTATGAGGAGTAGTCGGGATTATTTTCTTCAAGCCACTTATAATATTCTTCAACAAAAAGAATAAAAAGAGGTCCCTGGTCTTTATAAAACTCAGGAAACTGAGACTCAATTAAAGGGGTAATATATTTTTCTACTAGTTTCATTCTACTACAGGTATGACAGTTACATCAGTGTTTTTTTCAATAATTTTTATAATTGCATTTCTTGTTGCGGGTATATCTTTTATTAGAGGTATCACATGAATATGAATCCCTGTACCCTGAAAAGAAGATATATTTAAATTGTTTATAACAACTATTCCATTATCATAGTCAACTGTACCAATATTTTTTGCAAAAATAGGTGTGTTAGTTTCATTTAAATTGTAGATGCCTATTGTGCTATCTTTATTATCCTGTATGACGCTTGTTGTTCCGTTATAAACAAATTTGGAAGAATAAATTGATTTAATACGCGTTTTAACATAGTCTTCTTCTTCAGTATAAGATTCAATAAATTTTTCTAAACTAAATCCAAAATTTATTGTTGCACTATAATTAGTATTAAGTGTTGGTACTATTTCTTTGAATGGGTAGATATTTAAATCAATACCCAAAATGCTTGGATGGGCATTGTTAATCTCTTCGGCTAATTTACTATATCTTAGCGTTCTTTTAAAGTTATTTAAGTTTACGGTATTATAATTACTAATAGCATTTTTTACTAAAGTCTCAATAGCTGAAGGGGCTAAAGAAGTAATATTAGTATTATAACGAACGTTAGATGTTAGGAAAATAAAAAGAAACTCTGGGTTAATTATTTCAGGATTAATTCCAATAGCCGCTCTTTTCTTAATAAATTCTTGATATCTATTTTTATCTGTTTGTGATGCACCGTCTCCAGTCTCTACATCTACTGCAATAAAGACTTTTCCAAATTGTGGTGGGTTTGCATCTTCTCCCCCAAAAGCTGATACTGCCTCTATTTCAGGAAAATTAGAAATTAAAATATTTTCATAGTCTGTAGTAGTGACAGCTCTATCCTGATTTTGATAAGATCTAGGGGCATTATATTTAATAGATTCTATAGACTCACTTATACCTCCACCGGAAGCTTGCTGTTGAGTAGTAATTAATGAAATATTTGACTGCCCAC